TCACAGTTTCTTAAGATGCGCAATCTCACGTGGAACACCATAGATGGCAGCCGCTTCATGTATGGTCATGCCGGTGCTTCGATATTCATAAAGCACACAGTCAGGCATCAACAATTCGACGGCGAATTCGTTTGCTTCACGCTCGATCCGTTCCACGGAAAAGAGTGTGTTCTTTTTTAGGAAAGGGGTGTTTACGTCCGTGTGCATCACGCTGTGACCTAATTCATGAGCGCAGGTAAAAAGTTGATCAGATTCATTCAGATCACAATTAATATGGATCATGGGTATGCGCTTGTACACATTGAAATAGCCATAAATACTGCCAAGTTCCTCGAACAGAACCACTATATTTTTCTGAGCTGCGATTTCAAAGGGGTCGTTGGTTCCGTGTTTATTGATCAATTCTGAAACGATTTGCTTAACTGGTTTTCGCATGCAACGATCCCCATCCTCTGGCCGCTACTTCTTGTATTTGTGAGGGCTGAACTTTTTCTTCGCGAGCTCTTTCGCTAGTCGCAGGGAGTTTTCGAGTGATATTTGCAACAGTCGCTTTGTCTCCTCATCTAGTGGCTCACCGTGGAATGCCAGGGCATTGTCGCTTTCCAGGTTCTCCATGATACGCTCCAGATCCTTGGCGATATCTCGTTCTTCTTTTGGTGTGAGTTGGCCGGGAACAGGATTGTTCACAGGCTCGTCCAATGCGTCGATCAAATCATTTACGCCGACGTTAAGCGCTCCCGCGATGGCTTTCAATGTATCCACGCTGGGATTGTAACGATCACGCTCAACATCAGCCAGGTAAGAACGGGACATGTTTGCTTTCCTGGCTAACATTTCCTGTGTAAAGCCTCTAAGTTTCCGAAACCTCTTAATATTTGCCCCGAGCGACATATCACAACACTCCTTTTTGGTCGGTATATCCGACTTTCATGACTATTATATGTCGGAAATGTCGGATATACAAGTTGATAAGTGACGGAAATACAAGTAAAATGACGGAAGGACAAGTTATATCGAGATATTCTTTTCATTTGCTCATATTTTGCCAAAAATGCTATTTTACTCTGTGACGGAAATACAATACATTTGAAACGTGGAGGTGATTCGGATGCTAGACCGAAAAGCGTTGGGCCTGGTGATAAAAAACCGGCGCAGGGAAAGGAATATCAAACAGAGCCATGTTTCATCCGCCACCAAGTTATCTCGCAACTATATCTCGGACATCGAGAACGGGAGATACGTGCCCAGCGTCGAGACGCTTACCAAGATAGCCGTTTATCTGGATCTAGACTTAAACGTGCTGAAAATGTCGGAAATACAAGTAGATATGGAGGCATGACTTCCGTGCAAACTGTCGAGAAACGGCTGAAGCAAAACCGCGCGATTTGAGAAAGGAGGAAACGGCATGAACGACCTACGGAATGCCCGAGAAACTGCTTGATTTCCCGCAATACGTTGAGCAAACCGAGCCTGCCAGACAGCGTCTGCTGCAGCCAATCGCGTTCGACGATGACCGGGACGGTCTGGAGTGGACGGTCCGGGACGTAATTGAGGAACTGGAGTACCTGGTGGACATGAAAGCGACGATGGCGCCTGAGGAGTTTGTTGACGGGGTAAGAGAACAGGCCAGACGCCTGTTGAAATGACGCGGGCTTCGGCCTGCGTGGGAGCATTGACAAAGAGTCTGTGCAGCAGTTTTCCCATCGGTCGTTGCTTCCACGGAGGTCGATACCTCCGCCAGAAACGAGGTCAATCCGGGGGCGGCCAGCGGAGCCGTAACGGCTGCCGGTGTAGGTTGGGCCGGCAGCGGCCTCGTGACTAAGCGGAAAGGAGGGACAACTTGCATGACGTTCAGGCTGCAATAAAGGCAAAAGACCCAGCGCGGCCACGCTGAGTCTCGGTCATATATGCACGATTGGGAATCACTTTAATCGTAGCTTATCGTCCCTTGTAAATCAAGAGGAGGGATATCATGGCAGTTTCCATCGCATTAACGAAACTATGGACTGACAACAGCAAATAAACGGATGCCGGCTGCCAAGCGGCTTTCCACCAACCAGTGTAGAGGGTGAGGTGAGGGGATGAACTACATACGAGAGCTGAACGCCTTCATAGATTGGCTCGAAACAAACCCATTGGAAGCAACTGCACAAACTTTGTGGTTTCACCTAATGGCGATCGCAAATAAGAGTGGTTGGCCAGAGTGGTTTGCGGTATCCAATCTAACCCTGCAGGCGAAACTCAGCGTTACAGAAAACACCCTGGCGAAGCACCGAAACACCCTCGTTCAGAAGGGGAGGATTGAGTACCGTTCACAGGGGAAACAGAAGGCCGGCAAGTACCGGATCATTCCGTTCTCGGCTCCTAATCTTACCGCAAAAAATGAGGTGAATCACGAGGAAAGCGATGACCATGCCTCAAAAATTGCGGCAGATCGTGAGGTGCTTCATGAGGAAAACCTTGCGGAAAAACGTGAGGTAAACCATGAGGCTTTATATAAACAAAACAAAACGAAACGAAAGACAAATTTCTCTCTTGAAATACCGGTACGCGAAAATTTTCTCCCGATGATCAACGAGTTGAATATCAAGTGTAGGGGCGTGTGGGACATCGATGCGTTGGAAGCCTTCGTCGGCATTATGGAGCCGGAGTTGATACGCGAAGCCCTAAAGCGTTCGGAGATGAAAAGCGTCGCGTATGCAATTGAAATTCTCCGGAATTGGCATGCGGAGAAGATTCACACCGTTCAAGTGCTTCGTGAACATGAGGGAAAGAGACGTTCGCGATTGCGTGGTTATCGCGGGAACGTCGTGCTCATGGACAAGCTGCCCGCGTCCATTCAGTGGCAGCAAGAGCAAGAAAGGCTTGGGGTGACGATGCAGCCACGAGAACCGCGCACAGTGGCGGATGACCCAGAATTGGCTGAGATGCTTCGTGACTTGCATCGTTCAAAGAAGGCAGGGAGTTAGGCCGGCGGCGGTGCAGAGGCGAGATGCGGGCATCAGGGAGTGAGGAAGGAGGAAAAAGCATGCACGTACTTCAAAGCGTATTCCGTTTTCAAGACAAGCAGGTGCGAGTTGTTCTGCGGGATGGGGAGCCCTGGTTCGTGGCTCGTGATGTGTGCGAGGTGCTGGATAACCGTGATACCGGTACGGCAATTCGGCAGCTGGATGACGATGAGAAGCTGATCCAAACGATGATTGAATCAGGTCAAAACAGGGAGGTATGGCTGGTGAACGAGCCGGGCCTGTACTCACTCATCTTGTCCAGCAGCAAGCAAGAGGCAAAATCCTTCAAGCGCTGGATTACTCACGAGGTAATACCGGCGATCAGGAAGACTGGCGAATACGCTGTCGATCAAAGTAAAGCCGTCCCCCTCAGCGAACGCCAGGCGCTGATTCAATCCCTCAAGCTGACGGCAGAATTGGCGGAGGAGATGGAGGAGGTGAAATCCGTCACCCAAACCCACAGCCAAAAGCTGCTGGAGCTGGAACAGAAGGTCGACGAACAAATCACCATCGACTACGGAGAGCAGCGCATGTTGCAGCAGGCGGTTGCTCGCAGGGTCTACGAGGTGGAGAGCGATCCACAGCGGCGGCGTGCATTGTTCCGCCAGCTGTATCGGGAGATTAAAGATCGTTTCGGAGTACCCAGCTATCGGGATGTACGCCGGTCCGAACTGCAGCAGGTACTCCGCTGCGTGGAAGCCTGGATGCCAGGCTGGAAAGCGCAGGACGCCTAACACAAGCCCGGAATAAGTAATCGAGCAGCACAAGCTTAGTCCAAGCCAACTGATTTGTCGAAGGGACACTCCTGCTGAAATGGTCACCGTTTATCGGCAGACAGGTTCGTTTGGCGTGTTTCGAAAAGGAGCGTAGAACATGGTAGAGATCTGCGAAGACGTCGAGGTCACTGCTGTCCGGGCTGAATTGACCGGACAGAAAAATCAGCGAGGGGGAATGAAAGATGAGCGCGCAGCAATTACTGCCGAAGATTGATCGTCCAGCCACAGAGAGAAGAGTAAAAGAGGCATTGGATTTAGCACGCGACTTCATCAGGATGGGATTTCATCCTGGTGTAGAGGTAGGTACAACGACTGGTTACTCCTTGGTTCCCCCAACTCAGACAAACCAGTTCCACAGCAGCACGGAAAACGTGGCGATCAAAAATGTTGACATAGAGTTAAAGCGCAAAGAGTATGTGCAGCGTGTGATTACTGCTGTGACGAGGTTGGGAAAGAGAGAACGTGAACTGATTTTGAAGAGGTGGTTCGGGGACGAGGATATGACTGACATAGAGGTATACATGGAACTTGGTATGTCGCAGTCCACTTACTATAGGATCAGAGGCAGAGCATTTTTCAAGCTGGCGTTTGCATTGAAGTTAGAGGTCTATGAATGTGACACAGATTTGAGAGGAAATTGAGCGAATAATGAGGAACGATTGTTCCTGTCAGGTGATAAAATAATATCATCGGATAATAAGAAAACCACTCGATTTCTCGGGTGGTTTTTTGTTTTCCTGCCAGGATGATACGAATGCCAGTAAGCGCATGGGGCTTTGAAAGGAGGTGAGGATGTGAAGCTTATGAAGCTTGCGAAGTTTGCCTCGTACATGTCCGGCGTCAAAGAAAGGAGCGACACGCTGGAGCTGAACGTCGATGGCCGTCGCTTGCTTGGAGTTCCGGACATCGACATCGGAAGTCAATGTAAAGCTTTCCAGGGGAGGTGATGAAAAGCTGACGTTGCAGTTGATGGGTAGGGAGAGACAGTGATATGCTGACGCGCATGCAGATCATGAATGCGATCAATGACAAGATCAAGGCAGAGTTTTCGAACATACCGATCCTAAGCAGCGACTCAGAAGAAGGGATTAACCGCCCTTCTTTTTTCGTGTCTCTGGAAACGAACCGGGTGGAAGCGTTCCCGTACAGCATTCTTCGGGATATGACCTGCCGTATCCGATTCTTTCCTGCCAATCTGTCCAATTACAGGGAAGAAGTCTACGATGTCATGGATCGGCTCGACAATTTGTTCGCGTTGTCCTTTACGGTCGGCGATCGAACGATCACGATCTCCGGTGCTACAGCCGAAGTGATCGACAAGGTACTGCACTACGACTTCGACTTTTCGTATTACGACGACGCCGCGGTTGATCCTGACGCCGGTGTGAATACGGAAAAGATGCGGGAATTGTTGTTTTGATCGCTGACTTTGAAGTGAAATCACGAGATTGGGAAGTGCCAATCTGGTGAAAGTGTTCGACAAAATCATGGATAAGTTTTGGGAGGTGGCGGCATGGGTCTGCCTGAGATTTCGATTATTTTTTCATCGTTGGCCGTGTCGGCAATTCAGAGAAGCCAGCGCGGCATTGTGGCGCTAATCCTCAAGGACGATACGGGGAGCTTTGATACAAAAGAGTACAAAGCTGTGTCTGAAGTCCAATCAAGCGATTGGTCCTCGCCAAACCTGCAGTATATCCAGGATGCTTTTCTTGGTACACCGTCGAAGGTGATTGTGGAGAGAATCGACACAACCGCCGCAAATTACAACGATGCGCTTGCCCGATTGGGGAGCAAACGGTGGAATTACCTAGCCGTTCCAGGGATTCAACAAGGAGATGTTGCGGACATCGTCTCCCAGATTAAAACCTGGCGGGACACTCAGAAGAAAACCTATAAAGCAGTGTTGCCAAATGTGGCAGCCGACCATGAAGGGATCATCAACTTTGCGACTGAGGGCATCAAAGTAAAAGGCATTGACAATCCTTTCTCGGCATCTGAATATACAGCCCGGATTGCGGGTATTCTCGCTGGATTACCGCTGAACCGCAGCGCAACCTACTATGTGCTGCCAGAGGTTGAAGCAATCCAAGAGAGTTCTGATCCGGATGCCGACATCGATGCAGGAAAACTCATCCTGATCAACGACGGCGAAAAAGTCAAGATCGCCCGCGGCGTGAACAGCCTTACTACGACAACAACGCAAAAGGGCGCAGATTGGAAAAAGATCAAGATCATCGAAGGACATGATCTGGTAAAAGAGGACATCATTCGGACGTTCCATGACGAGTATGCAGGAAAGATCATTAACAGCTACGACAACCAGGTTCTGCTCATCACTGCCATCAATGCGTACCTGCGGAGCCTGGAAGGGGACGTGTTGGACCCGACTGCAGATAACACGGTGGGCGTGGACGTGGAGGCACAGCGCCTGGCCTGGGAAGCGATTGGTACGGACACGAGCAATTGGGACGATCAGAAGGTGAAGGAGAACACGTTCCAAGCAAAAGTGTTCCTGGCCGGACGTCTCAAGTTTTTGGACGCAATCGAAGACCTGCAAATGAAGATTTATGTATAAGGCGGTGAATAGAAGATGGCAAAACCCGATGTAAGAAAAGTCATCAACGGAACATATGGCCGTGTGTGGGTAGACGGAGAACTGTGGGCCGAAGTGGACAGCTTTGAGGCAAAAGTAACGATCAATTACGAAGATGTCAACTTTGCCGGTGAGGCAGCCACCTATAAAAAAGCTGTAGGCTGGACTGGCGAGGGGTCCATGACGATCAAAAAGGTATACTCCCGAGTACAACAAAAGCTGGCTGACGCTGTACGAAAAGGTGAGTATCCTCGTTTTGAGATCGTTGGAAAGCTGGCAGACCCGGATGCTCATGGAGCGGAACGGGTCGCGCTCTATGATGTCACAATCGGTGAATTCTTCCTCCTGAAGTACGAGCAAAAAACGTTGGGGAGCGAAGAGGTACCGTTTGCGTTCAGTGATTATAACATGCTTGACACCATTTCTGTTAAATAGGAGGTATCCGGCAGTGGGGAAACAGTTGACCATTGCAGATCTGCTCTCAGAGAAAGAAAAATTGAAGCGAGGAAAACGCCGAACGGCCAACCTGTACATCGAGTCACTGGACGGAGAGATCACGATTCAGGAGCCGGATCGCTCAATAGCGATTGAGGCGTTGACGATGGCGCAGGACGACTCGCGCAGCCAGATGGCCGACCCGTATATCGTCTATCACTGTGTGGTCCAACCGGATCTGAAAGACGCGCAACTTCAAAAGGAATTCGGCTGCGTCGAACCGACAGACATCGTGGGTATCTTGTTCCGTCCTGGCGAGATTGCGGCGATCAGCGGCCACGCTTTGAAGCTGGCGGGCTTTGGCGAAGGCGTGCGAAAAGTGGATCGTGACATAAAAAACTGATTGAAAGTGGTGACGAGGACTTTTACTTTCTCCACCACTATGTACAAAAAGGATTTTCACCGGAGTATCTGCTCGGACTGGACTTTGCGACCAAGCGTTTCATGGTCCAGTCCATGATCGTAGCCATGAAAGAGGAAAAGCAGCGATGGGGCATTTAGGTTTCCTCTACCTTTTGCTTGGAAATATTAGTATAATATTCCTGTGGGTAAAAGGGAGAGGATTCCATGTTTTATGTAATAGCCTTTAGTATCGTTGTTGTTCTGATTGTAGTGATTTTGATAAATCGTGCAGGTAATAAGGAAATGGACCGAAAGATGCACGACTCCGGGGCCGATGCTATGATAAGCGCCTTCCATATCGAAGGAATTGGCCTTGGAAGAAGAGCAGACTGTGATTTATTCCTTTTTTCGGATAAAGTAGTCATTGATCACAATGGCCGAAAGTTTGAAATTCTATTGGCCAGGATGAGGGCAGCAGTGGTTAAAACGGAACAAGAAATATACGAAAAAGACAAGAGCGTCGTTGGAAGAGCCTTGATCGGTACGTTGCTTGTTCCGGGATGGGGAACAATCGTAGGTGGCATGTCGGGTATCGGAACCAAGAAAGTGAAGGGCAAGTCAAACACCTACTTGATCTTAAACTTTGTTAATAATAACGGAAAATTAGCAGGTGTTACGTTTCTGAACAATTTTAATATCATCCGCGTAAACAAATTTTGCGAAGCAGTCAATAATAAGATAAGTGAGAACAAAACAGAAACGGTGATCTTGTAATATGTTTCAAAAGGCACTCAATGAGAGTGCTCCAGCGTGTAGATAACGTCCGCGGCGCATGGGAGATCGGGTCCGCTCGATCGCTTGACGCCCAGCACAGAAGCGGATGTAGTCCGCTCCAAAACGAGACGAGGGCAGGGGACAAACATCTGGGTGTTTCGAGGAAGTGAGACTTGTGTCCCCTGTTGATCCCCGCGTCTTCGTTTTCCCGCTGAGTGGGTCGTCAAAGGAGCTCGCTTGGCCCATCTCTCCATGCGAGGTACGTTGTCTTCCGCTTCTGTTTGATGAATGTGCAGGCCTTCCGGTCTGGAAATCATTTTCTTACGGACGCTTCCAATGAACCGTTTGTCTTCAGTCTGAGGCACTCAATGAGAGTGCTCTTTTCTTTTGTGAGGGGGTGAGATGCGATGATAACCAACTTCACTAATACGCTATTAAATGCTTTGGCACAGGATTATCAACGCCGTTTGAAGGAACTCCAGCAGATCAGCAAAAAAACATGGGATGTGATCAAAACGGGTGCGGCAGCTGCAGCGGGCGCGGTAAAGACCGCTTCAACCGCCATTGTCGGAATTGGTATTCAAGCAAATGCCAGCTTTGAGACGGCCGAACAGTCTCTTGGTCTCATGCTCAACTCGACGGAGGCTGCGAAACAGATGGTTTCTGATTTACAGAAACTGGCAGAGTCGTCACCCTTTGAATTTTCCGGATTGCAGCAGTCTGCCAAGACGTTGTTGAATATGGGTTTCACTGGGCAGCAAGTCATGCCCGTCTTGCAGCGTCTGGGTGATGCAGTGGTAGCAACCGGCGGCAGTACCAAGCAATTGGAGGGCATAACCCAAGTGTTAGGTCAAATCCAAATGAAAGGGAAGCTGAGCGCTGCAGAGGTAAACCAGCTTGCGGAGAGCGGTATTCCTGCTTGGCAGATACTTTCAAAAGAGATGGGAAAAACTCCGGCAGAGCTGATGAAGTTGGCCGAGCAGGGCAAACTCTTATCCAGCCAGGTTCTACCGATACTGTTTACAGGTCTGGAAAACCGCTTTGGCGGCTCCATGCAAAAAATGTCGGAGACGTTTGAGAACACGGTCGCCAATATCAAGGCAACAGGCTCGCGGCAACTCGCCGAAATCACCAAACCGCTGTTCATGGCGGTCAAGGAAGATATGAAAGGGATTCGGGAATTTCTGTCCAGTGATCGCGCAGCAGAATGGGGTGCACGCTTTTCCGCGGCCCTTATGGCGGTCTATTTTGGCGCCAAAGCGGTGGCTGAAACAATTTGGGAGGTTTCCTCCTTTATCATGGAAAACTGGTCCGTCATTGGACCAATTGTGTACGGAGCCGCCGCGGCTTTTCTCATGCACAAGCTCGCTGTGTACGGTTCGACGCTTGCGATCAAGTTATTTGGCCAGCAGTCAACTTTCGCCGCCATAAAAACTCAGGTGATGGGCGTTGCGGCATTGGTTGCCTCGGGTCAGGTCAGTATCCTAAGGGGCGCCGTGTTATTGTTGAATGCGGCATTCAAAGCCAACCCAATCGGGTTTGTCGTTACATTATTGGGGTTGCTGGTCACCGCCGGTATCTATGTCGTTCAAAACTGGGAAACCATTAAGCAAAAAGGGATGGAACTGTGGAATGTCGTCGTTGGCGCAGTGGAATGGGGCGTGAATAAGTACATCGATTACGCGAACTTCATGCTCCGTGTGTTCAAATACGCCTGGGACGCCATCAAGTTCGGCGCGATTTCCATGTGGAACGGAATCATTGCCGCCGCAGAGATGGGCGTACAAAAGATGCTTGAGCCTCTTAATGCGGCTCTGGAAGCTTTCGGTAAAGAACGTATCGAAGTAAACTTTGCAGGGGCGAAGGTGGCAAATATTGATGTGCCGACTTGGGACAGCAGTTATAGCCCGATTCCCCATTTAGACTTCAGCGGTGCAAAGTTTTCCACGGGCAAAGCGTCAAACGACATCGCACAAGCTCGAAAGGAACAAAACGAAGCCCGTAAACTGCGCGTCCAACAGGATCAAAAGCTGCTCGACGCGCTGAACAACAACACCAAGGCACTCACCTTCAACACGGATGCGACTGCGCTCAACACGAGTGCAACCGACAAAAACACCAAGGCGCAATTGAGAGATAATCAGACTCCGTTGGATCTCGCAGACAGCCTGTTGGCGCGGATTGAGCGCCATATCTGGGCAACGACGTAAGGGGGTAGGTCAGGGTGATCAACGTGTTTTTGTCCATCAACAACAATGCTGAAGTCCTGCAGCTCCCCGTGCCTCCAGCAGAATACAACGTGCCGTCACCATGGAACAACGAGCGGGCGGACGGATTGCAGCAGACGCTGAACCTGATCGGATTAAAGGGACTTCGGTCCGTCGAGATCAAGAGCTTTTTTCCGGTTCGGGATTACCCCTTTCTGCAAAATCGGAGTATGTGGGGGATGGCCTATGTAGAAACAATCGAACGTTGGCGCGGCATGCGGATCCCGGTCCGTCTGGTCATCGTCGATTCAGGCGGCGCTCAATCGCTGAACATGGCTGTCACCATTGATAATTTCGAGTGGGGTGTTAAACAGGACGGGGACATTTCCTACACACTGCAGATGACGGAGTTCCCATTTATTAGCACAGCGAGGGGGTGACGATGTGTTTCAGTTACTCCTGATCAAAAATGACGCTTCCAAAACCCTAGACATTACGCCATTGGTCGGCAGCATCTCATGGGATTCCAACCTTTCCCTGATGGCGTCCATGGAGTTTGACATCAACTGGACAGACGCAAAACTTTTTCCTGTCAATCCTTGTGACTTGGGCGACGTCGTGATCTTGACCAAGGATGGACAGGAAGTTCACCGCGGCGTGATCGTAACTGAGGGTCAATCCGGAAGAGAAGCGATCAAATACACGGTGTACGACTATGCCTGGTATTTGGGCAAGTCCAAGAGCGTGTACCAGTTTAACCGAATCCCGGCGTCCCAAGCAATCACGAAGATTCTAAACGATTTCGGCATGCTGATCGGCAGCGTCCCTTACATGGGCACAGTCATCGACGAAATCTATCTGGAAAAAAGCCCGGCGGAGATTATCGAGGACATCTACAAACGGCACGAAAAGGCATCTGGCAAGCGGTACAACGTAGAGATGCGGCAGGGCAAAATCTATTTTGAAGAGATGAAAGACCTGGTCATTAAAGGTACGTTTAAGCTGGCGGATAATATCGCCCCGGTTGATGTGCTGGCCAATCCGTTGGGGGCGGATCGCACCCGGACGATCGAGAGCATGCGCAATCGGGTGAAAATCCTGCTTGAGCGAGACGACCAGGAGAAGACGAAACCCAAATACGAAATCGTCGCAAACGCGCAGCATGAGGGACTGATCCGAAAATACGGGCTTTTGGAGGAAGTATTCAAGATCGATGCCGAAGATGCCGCAAAGGCCAGAGAGGTGGCTCGCATCCTCTTGAGCCGGCTTGCGCGAATTCACGAGACAAACAGCTTAAAGCTGGTAGGCGATGTGGCTTTCAAGGCCGGCCGGCTGCTGGACGTGGACGAGCCGATCACTGGCATGAAACAGCGGTTTATGATCACAGCGGTAAAACACGAGGTAAAAAACCAGATCCATACCATGCAGCTGGAACTGGCTCTGCCTGAAGACGTGAAGTAGGAGGGGTGATCCGTGGATAGTATCGACCGTCTGGCGCAAAAACTTGCCCAAATGTACAAGGATAATCGAAATCCCTTGAGTACGGCTCCCGTGGTGGGAAAGGTCCTGAGCGTTAATCCGCTGCGTATCCAGTACGGGGAAAATATCATCCTGGAACAGCACAAACTGATCGTCGCCGAACGGCTGATGACCGGCACCCCTGTCGAGATAACGGAGACCAGCATGGTGGGGGACGATGCCAGCAACCCGGCTACGATCACCTTCCATCGAGACACGGGTGGAAGTTTTACGGAACGCATAAGAAACCTGTCCATTCCCGCCGCCGGTGAGAACAACAAAATCAAGGCAAAACTTACTACTCTCTTGCAAAAGGGGGACCGAGTGATCATGGTGCCTGACCAGGACTGGAAAAACTGGTTTGTGCTCGATAAGGTTTGGGAGGGAGGCGAAACATGACACTGCCTCAGATTGCTCAGCTGGAGATCCCCGACACAGAGCTGATTCAGCAAACATCGCCCGAGAAGGTCCACAAGACGTTTTTGTGGGACTTCGATGAGGGCGATTTTGTCTTGAAAGACGGGAAACTGATCGAGGTAAGCGGAATCGAGTACGTAAAGGTTTGGGTGGAAAAAGCGCTTCGCACGATGAAGGACTCCCTCATCTACGAAGGAACCGGGTATGGAAGCGAACATCACACCCTGATCGGAAAAAACTTCCACCCGGACTTTACCCGATCAGAGTTTGAGCGGATGATTCGCGATGCTCTGCTGCAAAACGATGCGATTACCCGGGTGGACAACTTTGTGTTCACCCAAAGCGGCGAAAAACTCACCATCGAGTTTCAAGTAAAGAGTATCTATGGTTCAACGGAAGGGAGGGTGACGGTGTAGATGGCTGATAAAAAAGAGATTCTCACAGAAATGATGAGTTCACTTTCTTCCAGATATGACAAGCGCCCGGGCAACTTTGCGTATGATTTTCTCGCTCCGGTGGCAGAACGCTTTGAAAAGACAGATACAGAAATTGAGACGGTCAAGGAAAAGCTGGACATCTCCAATCTGTCAGGCCAGGAGCTTGAACAACGTGTCTATGAACGGACAGGGATTGAGCGAAAGCAGGCCACGCACGCGATCGGCAGTGTGACCGTTACCGGTACAGGGACAATCTTTGCAGGCGATCTGTTTGAAACACCAGGCGGGGTTCAATTCCAGGCGACGGAGCAGAAAAATATCGCTGTCAGCGGCACTGTAAATATTCGCGCTGTCAAACCTGGCGCCAGCGGAAACGTTCCGGCAAACACGATCACCATGTTTCCTGTCACGCTGGCAGGATTTACCGCGGTGACCAATCACGAACCTACAGCAGATGGCTTCGATGCGGAATCTGATGAGGATCTCTTGCAAAGATACTACGAAAAGATCCGTACGCCAGCAACGAGCGGCAATAAGTATCACTATAAAAACTGGGCGAAGGAGGTCCCCGGTGTTGGAGATGCTCGGGTCATTCCCCTCTGGAACGGCGACAACACAGTGAAGGTGGTCATCATCGACAGTGACAGGAAGCCGGCCAGTCAATCCATCGTGGACGCAGTGCAAGAGCACATTGATCCGGGCATTACCGGGGACGGTAGCGGAACAGCTCCGCTTGGTGCGTATTGCACCGTGGCAAGTGCAACGGGAGTGAATATCAACGTATCCGTTACGATTATGCTCACCCCTGGATACACGCTCCAACAAGCCAGAAACAACATCCAAGAGAAACTGACGCAATACCTGAAAGACATCGCCTTTATCGAGCCAGAAGATATGTCGTTTGTAAGCTATGCACGGATTGGGGGAGAGATCCTGGACAGTGAAGGCGTAGCTGATTACAGAAATCTGCTCGTCAATGGAGGCACGGCAAACATACCAATCGGCAGAGAAGAGGTAGCAGTGCTCGGGATGGTGACGGTGGATGGCTGATATGATGATCAATAGATTGGCACCCTTTATGCGCCGGTCCGAGGTGTTCAAGTCCTTCTTTGATTCCGTCGAACCGGAGTTTGCCAGCAGAGAAGAAGCCATAGCAGACGTGGAGGCCCAGATGTCGGTGACAACCGCAACCTGGGCTTTGCCTTTATATGAAAAGGAATATGAAATCATACCAGACCCATCCAGGTCATTGGAGGACCGCAGGGCTGCCGTTATTGCGAAGATGCGCGCAACAGGTAAGTTCACTGCCGCAATGGCGCACGCCATTGTGAGTGCCTTCACCGATCAAGTGCGGCGGGTAACCTTTACGGGCAGGATCAAAATCGATTTCGACGGCCCCACCGACCTTAACCTTATTACCGTCGCAGATGCGCTGGAGGACGTCAAGCCGGCGCATATCGATGTGGAGTATGGTCTGGGGAATCGCTACGCTCTGGTGATCACGGATAAGGTGAGCGTTCACCAGCGGCGATACCACAAGGTGTTCGAATTCCGGGTCGGGATGAAACCGCTGAAGTACCAAAATGAGGTGACGATATGATTGATAATGCTTATCTGGAGCGTGTGGCAGAGGATCTGAAAAGTCAGATCGGGTCACTCGTCGTCAATAACCAGACCGTCCCGATTCAAAGCGTTACTCGGAAGGGCCGGACAATTATCGTAGAAACATTAAGCCAGCAGGGGATCACGGAAGTGACATCCATTAGGCTGTACGACGAAAAAGGGAACCTGATCACCGAGCGGATGCCCAGCATTAGTGTTGCGGATCAGCAGCGACTGGCCTTCCGTTTTGAATTTGAAGTGAAAGGCGGGAGCGCATAATGGCATACGATGCAAAACTGGATTGGAAACCTGACGATGACGTCACGGAATTTGATATAAACCGGTGGGAAAAGGGGATCGCGGACGCTCACGTGCAGTTGGCTGCGCTGTCTGCGGACGTATCGAACCTGAAAATCCGTATCAATACGATGGAGTCGATTTTGCCGGAGAACTTCCTCTACAACAAGTTTGACGACGATCTATCCACAATCGACTCTATCCGGGTGATCAGGGGCTATTTCAACGAGGCTCAATCACGCTTGGAGGTATAATCTACCTTCTGAAAACGGTCATTTTGAGCGAGAAGGGGGAGAAAGATGCCCGTAATAACCAAAACGTTTGCTGAAAGTACCGCCAGAACGCAAACGCAATCGTTAACTATTCCAAAGCTAAAATCGATCAAGAGTGTAACGGTAAACACCGGAACCGTCACGTATTCGGTAAGCGACCAAACCATCACATTTCAATTGAAAAATGGTTCAGTCTCTCGTACTGTTCAAACTGGTGGGTCGTATACTCCGGCAGACTCCAAGACTGTTACCGAATCTCGTACAAGCTCCAGCAACAATTTACCTAGCAGCATCCCCTATAACAGTGGGGGATACTCTGGAACTCTTTATGGTCAAGGGGTAACTCAAACTGTTATAAGCGGTTCAGCAGGAGACTCAAAAACAGTTACGGAGACGAGGACATACGAGGCATCGGTGTTTGAAGCCGGAAACTGGGATCAAGTTTACGCAGCAGCATTGGCTGGACTGCCTTCCAACATTTCATATAATAATGGTGGATACACAGGTACACTGAAAAAAACAAGCGCAAAAATTATTAGTCAGAGGACGAAAAAATCTGGCGACTCCACCACGTTCTATGCAACAGCAGAAGGCACATACTCGGGTACAGTAACGAAGCCGGACACTCGTGTTTATCAATACTCTCAAAACTATTCAGGAATCGTGACGAAACCAGCATCCGACACACGGACATATGAATATTACTATCAATACACAGTAACAGTGGATTACGTCGATAACTCATCACCTACCTTAACCTTATCTACGGACGACAATCAAACATTATCAGAAGGCAACTCTCTGCAAATTAAGGGCAATGCTACCGACGCCGACGCAAACAACAATGTCGTAATCAAATGTCAAATTAACAATGGACCAATACGAAACATAGGATCAGGCGTATCCGACGGGGTAACGCCTATTTCTTTTGCCCGCACGCTGACCTACCACAACAAGCGGCTGTGGGACGGCGCGATGGACGTAGCTGGAGCTGATCTGGCCGAAGACGTCGATCACATCCTCAAGGTATGGGCAGAAGACGACCAAGGTGGAAAGAGCGCGGAAGTCACGCGCAAATTCCGCGTCATCTGGAATCGGCCGCCGGTGATCAGTGGGGCCAACGAAGACTTGGGTAAGATCATGGAGCCCCCGAGCAAAACCTATAGCGTCACTGATCCGGAGGGCAACCCTTTCACCATCACAGAAAAGATCGATGGAAAGGTAATCCGGTCATTTGAAGGCGTACCTGGTCGGGAGGAGACCGTAACGATCCCGCATGACATGTGGATCAGACTGGAGCTGGACACACCACATGCACTGACTGTGGAGGCTAAGGATAACAACGGAATGACTTCGACCAGGACGTTTACGTTTGTCAGGACAGAGACACACATCGAATTTATGCTGGACTTTGACAACCCGGACGTAGAGGCACATTTCACCTTAGACGGGATGCCTACGCGCGTGCTTGTCACGCTGGAGCGGTACCTGCCGCCGGGTTCTTCGATCGAGTTTGTCCGAGTGTGCAACAATGCAATGGACCAATCGCCGACTTGGGAGGATATGACCGCAGCAGTTCTTGCCGGCCGGGGTTATCTCTTTACCAACCAGCAAAAAACCGCCGCGAACTGGCGCATCAATATCTGGGTGTGCATCGCCAAAGGCACAGCGACAGAGCGGGTGAGATTGGACGGATTTGGGGGTGCGTTTGATTGAGTTTCAAAACACAAAACGTGGAGAAAATTTCAGTCATTCGTCAAAAGGAGCAGGAAGACCCGGTATTAACCATGGGGCAGGAACTCGCCATGCTGAAGCTGGAAAATATTGAAAAAGACGCGATGATTCAAACCCTTGGGCAGCAGTTGGCATTGGTCAAAGTGGAACTGATCCAAATGAAAGGAGGTGGTGTATGATGGCATTCTGGAACCTGGCGTACAAATACAAGTGGGTCACGATTGATCAGTTGCGCTTGGCTGTTCGGACTGAATCCAATCCATACGGGGAGATCACGCCGGAGGAGTTCAAGCAAATCACCGGCCAGGATTTCTGAGCGCCTTTCCCAATGCGGACAGGCGTTTTTCATGGGGAGCAGTGGCTCCCCTTTTTTTCATCTAGACTGAAAACCCGTCCCTGGCCGAGCAGGGCTTTGATTTTGTCCTGGGGGGCGAGGAGGATGAAGAACATTGCGCTTTGTACAAAGACTTGAACTGGAGAACATTGCAACCCAAGCAAACGCCCTCGCAGCGACGTTGGGGGCGGTGACAGCACCTGTGTTCCATTACTTTTATGGCACGGGCCGGACTGACATTATCGTGGTGCTTTTGCTTTGCATTGTACTGGATTGGATAACCGGCATCCAGGCAGCCAAGAAAAAAGACAAAACGTACTCGTCGGAATATGGCCTGAATCGCATTCCGCGTACCTTGTTTCTGCTGGCCCTGCCGGCGTTGGGCAACTTGCTTGACCGCGTGATGGGCACGCCGGGCTTTCTCTTTTACGGCGTCACATTTGGCCTCATTTATCACACCTGGAACAGCCTGACGGCCAATGCAACACGAGCCGGATGGCCGGTGCCAAAGGCAGTCGCCAAACTGGTGGAGTCCGAAATCAGAGCCAAGACTGAACGGGCCATGAGACAAAAGGAGGGTAAGTGAG